CCGGCGTGCTCCAGAGACATCCAGTCCTGGAGCTGAACCTTTCCAGCACTCATAGCCTGGGCGAGCTGATATGTAGCACCCGCAGCCTGGGTAGCATTGGCCCCAGACAAGGCGGCCATGTTTGAGAAACCCTTAACTGCATTGGTTGCGTCCTCAAGGCCGATACCGGCAACGGTGAACGTACCAATCGAGTTGGTCATCTCGGTGAAGTTGTAGATGGTCTTATCTGCATACTTGTTCAGCTCATCAAGAGCAGCATTGACCTGGTCTAGAGTGGTACCATTTTGACTAGTGTTAGCCAGAATGGTCTGGACGGCATTGATCTGAGTCTCATACTCTTTGAAACCGTCAATCGCAGGCTGAATGAAGCTCTGTAGCATCGACTTACCGGCGCTAAGGGCCGCGGCACCGATTCCGCCAAGAGCCGTTACGCCAATTCCCTGCATGACGGACATATTAGAGGCCGCATCAACGGCAGATCGAGCCAAGTCACCCAGCGTGGTGTTCTTAGCGATCTCGCCCATCCGCTTAAGACCGTTTGCAGCGCCCTCCATCTTCAAGGATTCCTTGAGTCGGTCCATACTGGACGCGGATTCCTTGATTGCGGAAAGGAACTGCTTGTTGTTCATCTTGAGCGAGACTACCCGCTCGTCAATAGTTGCCACTACTTAGTGACCTCCTTCCAGGCCTTCTTCGCTATCTTGTCGAATACGGGCCTGATAGCGGGATTGATGTAGTCTCGGCCAACGACATACCCGCCATTACGGGTGCCGTGACCATATTGCAAGATGACGGCGATGTTTACGCCGTTGTTTACGTGTGAGTTTGTCCAGGTGATCTGCCAGTTATTGCCGGTTCTAGTGACTTCGTAGTTCCAGCTAGCTGCAGTCTCGCCCGACCTGGAGGGGGTCGCCGCCTTTAGAGCAGAAACCCCCTCCTTGCCGAACTGATTCATGATCAGAGCCAGGTCTAACTTCGTCATTCTGTCAAACCAATTCCTGGTGAGTTTCCAGTCTCCCTGGCTCTCGATCGTAATCATGATTCTCCTAGAATCAGGCCTTCAGCTTAGCGAATGCCTCAGCATTGGGAACGGCCCAGCCGACAATGGTGACGCCAGCGGCCTTCGCTGCAGCGGTTGCCGAGGCTTGCTCGTCCTTATTGGCGACAAGAACCCAGACACCCTCGGGGAAAGCGGACTTTGCGGCCGACCACGCGTTTGCTCCAGTGCTTGCCGGGAGAACACCGAGCTGGGCGTCCTTGACCGCGGAGATCTGCCAGTCTGCGGCACCATCGGTGTTGTCCGAGACACGCTTAAGACCGGCGTAGTCGGTCTTCATGATCTCCCGGAGCTTATTCTGGCCACGGTAGTGAATCGCAAAGTATAGCTTGCCGGTACGCTTCAGCAGGATCGGCAGGATCTTGCCGTCGGAAGAACGGTACCACTGAGCTCCAGAATCCACCTTTCCAGTTCGAACGTTCGGGAGTACCGCGATGTTCTGGGCTTCAAGAGTATCCAGAGCCTCAATCATGCCAGCGGTATTCACACCCGCATTTCGAATCGTATCGAGCCCGTACTGACTGAACTCCTTACCTGACTCATAGTTCTGAGGGATGGCTACTGCAGAGTTATTCGAATCGGCTGTAGCCTGAATCGGGAGTGCAATCTGGTCAGGCTTGAGAGCGGCAACCGCCTTAAGCTCCTCGAGGCTATAGGCGATTCGGTTCTCAGTCCCCCATCCTCCAGGAAGCCAGGCCATGATCGGAAGACCGGCAGGCTTAGGGGGAGCCGGGGGAGGTGTAGGCGTGCCACCGGGGTTAGGTGACGGAGGCTGAGCGGGTCCAGGAATAGGCGTCACTGCCTTAGCAGCAGGGAGCACCGGGCCCTTAGACTGAGCCCAACCCTCGATAGCCTTGTATCCCTCAGAGATACGGATAGCCAGAGCCGAACCGAATGCCGTGGATCCCGCCTTGGTGGGGTGGGTGTCGTCCGACATCAGAAGAATGTCGCGGGTTCCGTCATTCTGCTTATTAGCCTCGTTACCGGTACCGGACAGCACGTCCGAAACCTGAACGGTGGGAGCCCCGGGAGTAAGCGGGGTCTCGCCAGAACCAGCAGTCCAGGACTTGGTCACTCGGTAAGCGACACCACCGTAGACAACGACATCGCCTTCAGCATTATCCCGACCCTCGCGGAAAGGAACCGCCTGCTTATCGGCGATACCAAGCCAGTCGATGAAGACCACACCATTAGCGACTCCACCCGCTGCCTCGACGCCGGACTTTTGGGCCTTGACGTTGATGTGGGCGTCACGAGACTGGAGGCGACTCACCGAGGAAGGCTCTGGACCAACCATGATGATCGGAACGTTGGGGAGCTTAGTGCGAACCTTCGTAACGAAGTTCCGAACCGCCTCTGTAATCTTAGAACCGTTCGTGTCGCCGTTCTCCACAACCTTATCACTATTGAGAGATCCAACAGTAACGATCAGGTTAGGGATCGATGCACACACGGCGTTGACTCGAGAGTCGACCTCGAAGCTGAGGTTCCCCTCCTTGGAGTGGGCAAACCCACTACCGTCAACCGCGCTGATCATCGGAACACAACCAAGCAGTCGAGAAGCCGCGGCAGGAAGGTTGAATCCGGGACCCATCATGGCCTCAGTGGACCATGAATCCCCGAAGAAACCAACCGTAGGAACGACTCTACCAGGCTGAAGCGGGAGAGAGCAAAGAACGGTAGAGAGACCAGCGCTACCACCACTACCTCCAGACAGAAGTGGAAGCGGACGGGACGCAGGTCCAAAGAAGATGTCTGGAGCAATCTTTCGAACCGGTGCTGCAGACACAATGTCGATTGTCTCGCCCTGGACAAGAGAGATATGCTTGGTCGAGACTCCAGCGGGAGTCTTGATCTCGACAGTGTGAGTCCAATTTCCACCGGGGTTAACACCCGCGCCAGGAGCAAGGATCTCGACTCGGATGGATCCGGCCTGATCGGTGGTGATGAGGTACTCACGCATAGAGACCTCGGTACCGTTGAGCGTCGCGGTGGCCCCGTCAACATCTGGGGTGATCCGGACAGTAGCCTTGCTGTTCTCGCCGCCGGGAATAGTACCAGTAACTGTACAGTATGGTGCTGCCATTTTTAGCCTCCTACGGCTGTTCGGCCCTGTCGAGCAGGGCGTTCACCTTGGTGTTTGTCTCGGCGCCGTAGACGCCATCGACCTCTGCGCCAACTGCAGCCTGAACGGCCTCGACGGTCGCGTCATGAGCCTCCTCAGAGGCGTCGCCCCAGACTCCGTCCTGCTCAGTGCCGACCACGGACTGCGTGAATGCCACGCCGAATGGGAAGGTCTTCCCGCCCCACTCGGAAGCAGCAGCAAGAGCATAGCAGCGAGACCGAGTGTTCGGTCCGGCGACATTGTCGGGGTTAGCCCGAACGGCACGCTGGAGAGCACGGATGTCAGCAGGGCCAGCGGGAGCAGTGTTGCTCGGAGAGTCAGTATACGCAGGCCGGATCACATAAGCGATCGACTGATTGCGGACACGCCGCCAAACACCGTTCCCAGCAGACTGAGAGCCGTAGCTGCCAGACGAGGTGTTGCCCTCGATCGTCTGGAGCGTGCCGCCGCCAAGGTTCTTCTCGACGAAGCCCACGTGGTCCGTGCCGCCGCCGTCCCAGTCGTAGATGACGACATCGCCCGGTCGGGCGTCGTAAACTGATACGAAGTAAGCGTCAGGGTGCTGGCGGACCTTGTTGACGGTGTAGTCAGTGTTAAAGGAGAATCCTCCAATAGCGTCAATCTGCCCGCACTCGTCCAGACACATGCTGACGAAGAGCATGCACCACCAAACAGAGTCGGACGGTCCAGCAAGCCACTGCTGACCAGTTCGAGCTGCCCAGTATCGGCCAGCTTCGGATCCGGGCTGAGGGTCGTCTGGTGCATAGTAACCAATCCTCGCTGCGGCGCGAGCGAGTACGTTGTCTGCGACGCTCACTTCATCACCTCAGTAGTCTGGGACACGTGAATGTCCTTGTCTTCCATAGGATCAGTACCGATGTGGGCCTGCGGTGCAAGCGCCTCCTCGGGAATGTCTTCGTGACTGATCATTGTTATCCCTTCGAGCCAAGCTTTGCTCGCCTGGCTCTGTTGAGTTCCCGGTTCCGTTCCATAATCTCGGACTGGGACATCTTCTTATCGGGCTGGTTCTTTTGGTTGCATATCCGAATGAGTGTGAGTAGTCGGTTGATGTGCCATGTCTCACACTCGAATGGGATCTGACAAGCAATCATCCAGTAGTAGATGAGCTCGGATGAGGTGTACTCACCAGATCCAGAGTCTCCACCCGTCTCACGGATGGTGGTTGCGGTCATCGTGTCTGCCATGTAGGCACTGATACGATCGACCTCAGATGGGGGGATCCTATCCAGGAGCGACGGGTCATATTCTTCATCAGTAATCATGCACTTGATGTAGAGGGCCATCTCCTCAGCGGTGACTTTGTCATTACCGATGAGGTGTTTATGGGTAATGGACTCCCATTTTGACAGCGCGACCAGGTTGTGCTCCAGGTGCAGGATTCCGCCAGGCATGGAGACAAAAGTGCCTGTCTCCTCGTCGAACCCGTCGAGATCCGGGATAGAAACTATAAGCATTG